AGTAAAGCTCAATCTCAAGTTCAACAACTTGAGAAACAAACTCGCACTCAGATTTTAAACTTGAGACAACAGTCAGGTAAGTTGAGTCAAAGAAGCGAACAAAACATTGGCAAAGCTCAAGGCGAGATAAAAACTATTGGACAAGACAAACCGTTAACAGATGTTTTTACGCCTGTACAAAAGACTACCTTGGCAAAACAAGAAGCCATCATTAAAGAAAGAGATGTGCTTGATAACACTTTGCGTCAAGAACAAGCAAAAATTGTTGCGGCAAATGAAGCCAAAGGTATCAAGCTGTCTGACATGGATTCATACAAGCAGCTAGAGGTACTTACAAGACCTTTTGACCCAGTCACATCACCAACAGTGCGTAGGGTTACAGACCCTGGTGTGCTTGCTTTTTACAAGCGGATTCGGGACTCTGTGATTGACAGACGATATGAGTTAACAAAAGAACAAGCGGAAGCTGCATCAAGACTTGGCTTTCCTGTACAGCAAGAAGGTGGTACGTATTACAGGGTTTTCCGTTCTTCTTTTGAAGCGGCTGATGATGCTCGTAGGTTTGCTGGCACAGTGTTTAAGAATCCACCTGAAGGCTATGAAGCTGTTAAAGGTCAGATTCAACAAAATGTTTATGGCTTGCTAAAGAAGTTGCAAGAGGATTATGTTGGTCAAGTAGAACGTAAAGCCTTGCAAGACAACTGGTCACAAGCAACAAGGCGTTTAGAGCAGTTTGAGACAAAGGCAGGTAAATCTTTAACTGAGATAGAGCAAGGCACAGCAGATGTATTAAAGCCACCTGCTGAACTAGCAAATGTATTTTTTGGCAACAGGACAGGCGTTGACAAGTTAATCAACTTAACAGGTGATGAGCGTTTGGTAAGACAGACCGCTGGAGACTATGTTGCTGGTCAAATTAAAGGGATGAATGCTAAACAAGTAAGCGATTGGTTGGGTCAAGCAAAGAATAAAGACTTCTTGTCTCACCCCTCTTTGTCTGACTTGGGTGCAAAACTTCAGTCATATGCTGCCAACCTTGCAAGAGCAGAACAATTTGGTGGAGCAAGAGGAAAATTTGCTACTGCTTTGCGTACAGAGGCAAAGGGTTTGCCAGAGATGCTGACAAAACAAACGCCAAAAATCATGTCTGAAGCTGAGAAACAGGCAGCAAAAGTTGAGCAAAAACGAATACAAGATGCAGCAGAAGCGTTGAAATTACAAAAGAAAACTGCCTCTGAAGTTAAAGCTACTGCACAAAAAGAAGCTGCCGCTGTTACAAAACAAGGTAGCGCAGAAGCATCAGCAGTAAGGCAAGCCGCAGAAGATAAAGCAAAAGTCATTCTTGCTGGCACAACGGATTCTGTGCGTGTTAGAGATATCATTTTTGGCAAGAACCGTGCTGAGTTTGAAGAAATGTCTCGTATTGTTTTGGCAGAACCTGAAGGAAAAAAACAGTTTGCTAAAGCTGTTGGTCAAGTGATAGCTGACAAAGCGCAGGGTAGTTTGTCTGGAGCAATCAAGGATTGGAAATACATAAGTGATGACTTGGTGTCATACGGTTTGATGAGCAAGTCTCAAACAGATGCTATTGCTTCAAAGTTAAACGAAATCTATGTAGCACCAGTTTCATTGGCAGACAAGATGTCATTCACTCAAAGATTAATTAACAATGCTATCTTGGGGTATGCAGTCCCAAGACCTGTTGGCGAAATTTATGAAACTGTAAGAGGAGAATAAGATGCCACTCAAACAAGGTAGTAGTCAAAAAACCATTTCTGCCAACATTCGCAGAGAGATGAAGGCGGGTAAACCGCAAAAGCAAGCGATTGCTATTGCACTCACGACAGCACGAAAAGTTAAAAGGAAGGACAGAAAATCATGAAAGACCAATCCAACACAATGGGTAAATCAATGACAAAAAGTGAAATTGACCGCATGGCTCGCCAAGGTGGTGAGAATGAGGTTCGTGCATCTGAGGACTACAACCGTCAGATGATGAACACAATGGGTAAATCCATGACTAAAAACGAAATGAAACGCTCTGCTCCTCGCAAGATGAAGCGATGAGTAGGAAGAAGGCTGAAAAGGGTATCAACCCTGCACTAGAGAAAGCAATCAACGAACTGCTTGCTCAAGTAATGGTTGACCCTACTGCTACCCTGACAGACAAAGCAAAAATCATTGACCGTGCCCTGAAGCTAGAGGCTCTGAAAATGAAGGATGCTGATGAAGGGTATGGCGCAGGGTTATTTGGTGACGATGACGAGGATACATGATAATATGGTTATTCCGTTATTAAACAGGGAGAATCATGGAAGCAACCGCAATCATTCGTCTAGCGTTAGGGGTCATCTCAGACCGCTTAATTACCATACTTGCTCTGCTCACGTCATTTGGTCTGGGTTGTTGGGTGATGTGGGAGCCAAAGTGGGAGAGGGTGACAACTCTTGCAATTTATGTAATATTCAGCTATCTGTTAGTGAGGATAAAGGAGAAAAAACATGGAAATGATTCCGAAAGTCAAAACAACTAAAGTACAGGCTCAAGTAGGCACTGGTGTCACACAGAACAAAATGTGTGTACCTGGTGAATTTACGCCTGGCAAACTCCCCGCAGGTGGCTTTCAAGCTGTGTGGAACTTTAAAAACAACGTGCCTAACGACTACTTCACTCGCAAAGAATCTCCAACATCTGGTGGCGGTGGAAAGGTCTACTGATGGCTAACAACATACCTTTTCAAATACAAGGTAAGACAACCCGTATTAACGTAACCACTGCGGCTAATACGGTTTCTATTCTTGCGGATAGCCCTTGTAATCAACTCAGAATACACAACGGCACAGCCGCAGAAGTGTTTATCCGTGTAGGCACAGAAAGCACGGATGCTGCTGTAATTCCTGTTGCGGGTACTCCTGCATACGGAGCAGTTCTACACAACAATCAAACAATCATTATTACTTCACCCAAGCAAGCGGCAAACACTGCCGCTAATTCTGTCTATGTCTCTGCCATCGTATCCACAGGCACGGCAATCGTGTATGTGACCCCTGGCGAAGGCATGGCATAGGTGCTGTAAATGAGTGAGGAAAAAATCCAAGCGATGGAAACCAAAAGCGCATTGGTTGAAAAGATTACCTTTGCACTTTTGCCGTTATTGTTTTCTTGCGTTGTTTATCTTATGTCTGCTCTATCAAATTTGTCGCATGAAGTAACTATTTTGAATAGCAAAATTAGCTTGGTTGTTACTTCTGACAACAAACAAGCCAGCAATACAGGTGCTGAGTTGGCAAGGGAAAAGTTGCGCCAAGACTTGGAAAAAGAAATCCAAAAGAATCGTGATGACATTCATGTCAACCGCCTACACATTGCAATCTTGGAAGACAGAGCAGGAATGAAGACGACCTTCAAAAAAGAAGATAAATGACACTTTACATTCCTCTCTTATACATCTGTATAGGATTGGAATGTGCATTTTTTCAGTCAGAAATTTACACGCTGGACGAAAAAAAGTGTGAGCAAGAAATCACACAACAAAAGAGTGAACTTATCAAACTGGGTAGGACGGTTCAAGCAATTTGTGTAGATATCAAAATTCAATTGGAGAAGAAATCAGATGTTACCTATTGTAGCTTCCCTTCTTGGTAGCCTAGCCGAAAACGGTCTAGGACTTCTCTCCAGCGCAATCCAAGCAAAAGGCAAGGAAGTGGTGGAGAAAACCCTAGGAGTCAAGATTCCTGACTCGCCAACTTCTGAAGATGTATCCAAGCTGCGCCAGTTGCAGTTTGAGCATGAGGAACGCCTACTTGAACTTGGTATTGAAAAAGCCAAGATGGAGTTGGCTGAGTTGGATTTGTTGGCAAAAGCCGCACAGAATGATGCCGACAACATCACGGACAGGTGGCAAGCCGACATGAGTAGCGACTCATGGCTGTCCAAGAATATCCGTCCTATGTCACTTATTGCTATTTTCTTTGGCTATTTTCTATTTGCAATGATGTCTGCCTATGGTTACAACGCAAACGAGAGCTATGTGACTCTGCTTGGACAGTGGGGAATGCTGATAATGGGAGCATACTTTGGTGGCAGAACCATTGAGAAACTTGCAGAAATGAGGAAGAAATGAGCTTAAACACAGAACAAGCAGCATTCTTGCTAGACATGTGTAAGTTGATTACTTACGCTACAGAACAAGGGTTTGTCGTTACAGGTGGGGAACTTGCCCGTACACCTGAACAACAGGCCATTTATTTCAAGACAGGTCGTTCCAAGACCATGAACTCAATTCACTTGAAACGCTGTGCTATAGACTTGAACTTCTTTAAAGACTCAAAGATAATCTGGGACAAAGGCATACTTGCCCCGCTCGGTGCATACTGGGAGTCATTGCACCCTAAAAACAGGTGGGGAGGTAACTTCAAGTCGCTTGTTGACTGCCCCCATTTTGAGAGGAATGTAGGATGAAAAAGAAGTTTCCAAACCTGTCCGTAGGAAGAGGCGAGAAACTTTCTGTCAAAGCGGGTGGCGGGTTGACTGCCAAGGGTAGAGCAAAGGCAAACAGGGCTACAGGTAGTAACCTGAAAGCGCCTACAAAATCAGGCCCTCGTCAAAAGTCTTTCTGCGCTAGAAGCAGTGGCTGGACGGGAGAACGTGGAAAAGCAGCAAGAAAGAGATGGGGTTGCAGATAATGGCATACACACCTAAAGCCCAACGTGGCTTGTACTTCAACATTAACCAACGCAGAGCAGCGGGACTGCCTCCCAAGCGTAAAGGTCAAGAGGGTTACCCTACAAAAGAAGCGTTTGTAAGAAGTGCACGTACTGCTAAACGCTGACCTTCTCTAACTCTGCTATCAAGTGAGGGCCGTGGTAGCGCATGTTGTTGATGTGAAACTTGCCCTTAAACCCATACTGTTTAGCCCAAGTCTTCTCGTCATCAAAATATTCTGCAAAGGTCAGAGGCGTGATGATGTTGACATGAGTAGGGTCTTGGAATGCTGGCGCATGTGGAAACGCTGGTGTTGAGGACAAGAACTTTCCACCGACCTTCATGACTCGCCAAACCTCTGACATCAGTTCCACAAAAGGGTATCTACGTTGTGGGACATACAACAGTCTGGGAATGTGTTCCAGAAAGTCGTAGGCAGTTACAAAGTCAAAACAGTCACTAGGATAAGGGATAGGCTCGATAGCCAGGTCAGCGTCCTGAATATCAAGTCCTATCACCGTCAAGGCAAGATATGGGTTGCGGATTGTTTCACCGCACCCAAGGTCAAGAGAGATGCTCATATTTTTGTTTCTCTAATTCGTAGACTCGTTCTCTTAAATCGGTAGAACTGTAACTATGTTTTCTTTTGTGATAGTGCAATTCAATGCTGTTGTCTAAACAATACTGCTTGCCTGTGAATTCTCTATTTAAATATTCTTCACTCAAAAACCTGATATGCATTTCTTGCGTCATGATGATGTTAAGCAAGTCTTTTTCTGTTTCATAGACAACAATTTCATCTATATATTTACATGCTTGTAATTGCACGTATCGTTCATAGACCGACTGAACAGGCTTGTTTTTTAGGCCAGGTCTGTCAACAGTCGGGTCTACTTGCAAAGCAACCTTTAAGTAATCACAGAGGTTCTTTTCCATTTTTAACATGGTTACATGACCTGCATGTAGCAAGTCAAAAGATGAACATTGAAATCCTATCTTCATGCTGCGGGTATCAAGCCACCTTCAAACAGGTAGCTTCCAAAATGCCCTAAAACCACCCACGGAGCAGCGTAAATCTTGTAGCCATGCCTACGGGCTTCCTGACAGAAATAGTAGTCTTCTGACAACAATCTGTTCACACCCTCTTCAATAGCACAGGCAAAGAACTCCACAATCTTGTCTTGCTTTATTTCGCCTGACAAGAAGGTAACGTCATTGGTATAGCTTGCCATCTTGGTTGCCAAGTCTTCCAAGCACTCACGCTTGATTAGCATGAACCCTGTACCGCCATTAAAAATTTCTACAGGCTCATGTGCTGGTACTGTGACTGTGCCTTGATAGTCTTTTAAGTTAACCACCAAGCTACCTGTACGGGTCTTAAGTTTGTCAACAGGCACACCTTCTTTGACAGCCTTCTCTACCTCATGCCAGTTGATTTCTTTCTTGGGGTAGATACCGCAAATAATGTCTTTGTCTGCTTCAATCATAGGCACGATGTCAGCAGGATTCCACTTAATATCTGCGTCAATAAACATTAAATGGGTGGCTTCCTTCTTGTTTAAAAAGCCATGTGCAAGAGCGTTACGACCCCGCTGAATCAGAGACTCGTTAAACATGCAGCTAAAGCTCATGTCTATATCGTTTCCTCTCATAACAGTGGTCATGTTGACCAGTGACTGACAGTAGTAGCCAGTGGTCATACCGCCATACATAGGTGTGGCTACAAAGATGTGAGCCTTACTCATTGCTGAACGCCTCGGTCTGTGCTCATGATTGCTTGTGCGTCTTCAAAGCCAGCTTGGTAGGCAATGTTCCACAGTTGTTGCAGAGACATGTTAATCAAGTTGTTGGAGTAATTGATACTGTTTTGAGCCTTGGCAAGAGACTCTGGACTCATCTGAATTTGTTGTGGTTGTGTCATGATATATCCTCTATTCTTAAAACATATTTTTTGGTCTTTGCTGACTTGCGCCAGCCATGTACTTCAATCCTGATTCCTGAATCTCTAACCAAAGCTAGAGTGTCAGAAGCCATAATCTTTTTTATGCGGTCACTGACAGCAGAAGCGGTAACTTGCACTGCCAGCACCTCACCCTTCCTGATAGCAAGAAGGTCTGCCCACCCCCACAGGTCTTTTCGTTGTTTGGTGAAGCTGTTCCACTTCTCAACTACTTCAACGTGGTAGCCCAACTCACGCAAGTGAGCCAAGCTACGCTGTGTGGGTGAAACCTTTGTTACCATCAAAAAGGCACATCTTGGTCATCATTGCGGTAGGTCTTGCGAGCATAGTTAGGAGTTACCTCTTTGTCTGACCGCTCTTCCTCACGCTTCTTCTTAGACCAGTTATCTTCTTTCAAAGCTAACAGGTTATTCCCTCGGCTTGTTGGCTTTTGCCATGCGGCAATCTTTAACTTCTCACCTGCTTTGTAGTCACATTCGAGAACTAGAAATCCTTTGAAGTCTGGCCCTTTAGGTGACTTACGCATCTCTTCATCTTCCCAATACAGGACACCACTGCCAGGCATCTCTTTGTGTGCATTGTTTGTCGCCATACTATTCCTTTCGTGTGTATGTGTACTTGGCGTACTTCTTCCCATTTTCGCTAACCATGTTTGTAAAGATGTTGTGTCCATCTTTGCGAAGACTTTCGATATGTGCAGCAAGTCGGAAACTCCCAAACATGTTTAAAGCGTCCCTCGGTGTCAAACTACCCCCGCTTTGTAGGTGGGTCAAAATACTCATTCGCTGAGTCCCAAATCGGTTGGTGATTGGGACTTGTCGGGCTTTGGGCTGACTGTTCCTCCAACTGTGACGATGGCAGCTTTGAGTTTGACTTTGTGTTCTGTTCTAAATGCTTCTGTGGTGGACTTGTTGCATTCCGAGAGTCGTTCAAGTTTCCCTGCCTTTTCCTCC